CGTCAACTTATTAAACATTGTACTGCATCTTCAGATTATTGATCGAAGCTACGTACTTAGCGAAACCACGCAACGAAACATTATACGTTAGCGTAGCTCCAGCTCTAAATTCCCTAGAATTAACCATAGCCGATTCCAAGGTTGGATAGAAATGCCAAGTGTCGCCAACAATATTAACAGCATAAGCTGTAAAGCCATCAACAAGCGTAACCGCTGTTGTAGCTCCAGTGTACAGTTGCTCATTCCAAAGATTAGCAGCTGTGCCTACTGTAAAAGTACTGTTAGTGGCATCGATGAATATTTTATATACATCACCAACATTAGCAGCTGTGAACTTAGTTATAGTTGTAGCTCCTATTCCTGTTGTTGCTGATCCACTGTTTTGGCCCGTATCATCAGTTGTACGAGCTTCCGTCCATGTTAAATCGAAAGGATTCCATTGAGCTGCTGCTAATGGTATTAGAGCAGCGCGTGGGTTGTATTCCAATTCCATGAACGTTATATCATAATCCAAAACAACGTAACCTGGTGATTCAGTGGATGATGTCTTCGACATTAAGAAGATATCTCCAAAAGAATCATCATTTTGATCACTATTCAGAAAAGCATCACAATGCTTAAATCCGCCTTTAGGTCTTATAGTCATCGAATGATTAGTCCATTGCGGACCAATAACATTCTCTGGTTCTGATAAGACAAAAGGCAGGAAGCTCGAAGCAGTCCAATTAATTTGGCTGCTTTTTGCTTCTTTTTGACTATAGAAAACGACAACTCCAGTTGTAGATGTCGAGCTAGACGTTATATAATGTGCTGTCAAACTATTAAATTTGAACTTTGAGTACATTTGAACGAAATTTCTCAAGACTGTAGTCGGCATACACGCTGGTGTCAGCGGCATACCTCCTGTACAAGCCCAACCAGTCACAGATCCTGTGGCTGCTGGTGTGAAACCGTAATCTCGACCGATTATACGAATACCGTTAGGTACTGGTATAGTTCGGCTTTTAAAGCCGGACATCGAATTACCAATAGCTACTGGTGCTGTATTAATTGTCGATACGGATCCAAATGTTGGGTTTGATGGTCGTGAGAGCTTAGCCGCACGCGGACGCGCTGGCATGCGCTTCGGCGCGCTAGCCGGTCTACTAGGTTTAATAGTAATCGGTTTTAGTTTATTATTCTTAGTCATATTTTCGCCTTCCACCACCGGTTTTCTCATCAAAAACCATAAGAGAGTAGTTTAACGACTTACTCAGGTCGTATGCAAACATGCAATTTATGTAACTTTATTTATTTTTATTTTTAAACTTAACAATAAGGATTATACATTCTTCTCTTTGTCCGAATTCTGAAACCATTTCGCAACCCTCCGGGTCCATCTGGCTCATTTAAGGGTCGCAGACTCGGGTTATTATCGAGTGATTTGCTATCAGACAATTGAGTATAAGTGTCAGTCCTCGTGGGTAAATCATTATTTTCCACATCAACTATAGGAGTCGCTATACTTCGGCGCTTATTTTCAACCAACCGCGGTTTTTCCGGATCGGTATCATAATAATCGCTAACTTCTCTAGCGTACTTCTTTTGATTAACCATGTAATCGTTGAGATTGTACATGTTCTTCACTGCGCCGTACACGAAGCCAAGAGGACCGTAACTAGCATTTGAAGCGAGGTTAGACACGCTTCTGCCTGTTTGGTTCCCATACACGACCAAGTCGCCAGCAAGAGATGGGAATTTACCCACCAATTTCTTAGCTTCTTGATTGTAGATCGAGTCAGCCGCAACACGGTGCCCATAATCCTTGTACTTAGCGTACGCAGAATCATGAAGCCGTGAAAGAGCATCAAGTTTATCTTTTGGAGCAGTTTTACCGAATTCGACACTAGTTTGAAACTTACCATCAGATCTATACGGACCTGTGTAATTTGGTAATTCAAAGTTCATTTTCGCCTCCACCACCACATAAAGAAATGCATAGTTTAACGTCTTTTCGGACTATACTAGTTTCACGTCTTTCCGGACTATGCATCAAAATGTAACATGCAACGTTTAACGTCCGCCGACGTTAGTGTCTTAAGCACTCTCATACCCCTTCGACTTGTAACGTAACAACATTACAGGTTGAAGGAATTTGAGCGGAAAGTCTTCTGGGTGGTTTTCCCGAAAATGCATAAACATCTTCTTGAAGAAATTATATTTCTTACCATCCCAACAGTGATTAGTCATGTGGCTGTTTAGAGACCCAGCCAGCTCACTTCGTTTTGAAGTGGCTAGATGGGCGATGTGCTTCGTAAAACGCTGTGGCAAGAAAATCCAAACCCCGTCGCGCACTAGCAATTCGTTGCTGAAAAATTCAACTCCGTTCATACTATCATGCACTTCGAATGGTTCCATTTTGATACCAACCTGCATGGCCGCAGCCATATAATGATCGAGATTAAACCCGACCGAAAACTTCTGAAGAACATCATCTCCACCCACT